CAAAGAGACGTGCAAACGCAATTTTGAGGGGGTTAAAGTTAAAATATGGGCAATAAACGTTTTGAAATGATAAAAAATGATTGATTTAAAAAATGAAGATTGTTTGATTGCAATGCGTCAAATGAAAGATAACCAATTTGATTTGGCGATTGTAGATCCGCCGTATGGGATTGGGGCAGACGAAAAAAATAGTACAGATAAAAAACAGTCTAAAAAATCAGCGTCTAAAAGCAAAAACTACGGGAATCAAAAATGGGACAACACCACACCTAATGAAGATTTTTTCACCGAACTTAAAAGAGTAAGCAGCCGGCAAATAGTTTGGGGGGCTAATTTTTTCGACTTAAAAGGGGGAATGCTTTATTGGCACAAGAGCGTAACAATGCCCACTTATTCACAAGGCGAATTGGCGTGGTTAAGCTGGTTAAAAAAAGTTGACTTTGTTTCCATAGCTTGGCACGGAATGATCCAGCACGATATGAAAAACAAAGAAACAAGAATACACCCAACACAAAAACCGGTTCGCCTTTACGAATGGTTATTAGACAACTACGCTAAAGAGGGGGATAAGATATTGGACACACATTTGGGTTCGGGATCCATTGCCGTCGCTTGCCACAATCGCGGCTTTGATTTGACTGGTTTTGAAATAGATAAAGAATATTTTGATAACGCAAAAGAAAGATTGCGCGTTCATCAATCGCAATTAACAATTTTTTAAAAATGGGAAAAGGTAGAAAACCAAAACCAACCGCGATGTTAAAGGCGCAAGGAACTTTTGAACCGTCACGACACAAAAACAGATTTGAAGCCGACGGCATTCCATCGGCTCCGACGATCCAAAATGCAAACGAAACGTTTGATTGGTTGGTCAAAAAGCTGGATGATTTAGGCGTCATTGCTGAGATCGATGGGATGGCTTTGCAAATGTTGGCGGATGCGTGGGAAGATTATCAAACAACGCGCGCCGTTGTTAAGGAACACGGGCCAACATATTCCACGACTACAACGCAAGGCGATTTGATGTGGCGTCCACGCCCGGAAGTCGCGTTGATGAATCAGTCATGGGATAAGATAAAAAAGATGATGACCGAATTTGGATTGACCGCATCATCACGCGCAAAGATTGAGATGAAAGAAAAGATTCAGACACTTGAAGACTTATTGGAATGATGGAAAAAATAAAACTACACAACGAAGATTGTTTGATTGCAATGCGTCAAATGAAAGATAACCAATTTGATTTGGCGATTGTAGACCCGCCCTATGGAATAGGTGATAAATTTAAAGGAGGTAAAACTGGTAAAATGAATTTTAACGAGGTTGTGGAAAAAGACTGGGATAAAGTGCCGAGCAAAGAATATTGGAATGAACTATTTAGAGTGAGTAAGAACCAAATAGTTTGGGGAGGGAATTACTTTGATTTACCGCCCAGTAGATGCTTTATTGTTTGGGATAAAAAAATAAGCGAAGACTTTACCCTAGCGATGGCAGAACTTGCTTGGACTTCTTTTGATAAATTAGTAAAAATAATAAGGATGCCAACGCCTAAAACTGGGGGAAAAATTCACCCAACACAAAAGCCAGTGAAACTGTACGAATGGATTTTGGACAAATACGCCGAGGAAGGTCAAACGATACTTGACACGCATTTGGGTTCGGGATCCATTGCCGTCGCTTGCCACAATCGCGGCTTTGATTTGACTGGTTTTGAAATAGATAAAGAATATTTTGATAACGCAAAAGAAAGATTGCGCGTTCATCAATCGCAATTAACAATGTTTTAATGTACTACGACGAAAAAAAAGCCAACCGAATCATCAATTTTATTGAGCGTATATGTACGCACGTGAAAGGTGAATTGGCAAACCAACCGTTCTTATTAGAGGAGTGGCAGAAAGAATACATCCGACAATTGTTTGGAACGATGAACGACAATGGCCGCCGGCAATACCGAACGTCGTACGTACAGATTCCGCGTAAAAATGGTAAGTCGAATTTGGTTGCCGCGATTGCTTTGGCGGTGTTCTTTGTTATTCGTGAACCCGGTGCGGAAATATATTGTTGCGCATCATCACGCGAACAAGCGAAAATAGTTTTTGATGTCATCAAACAAATGGTTCGCAACTCACCAATCTTGATGCGGGAATGTAAAATCTTCCAAAACTCAATTGTGTTGAATGGTACGAACTCATATTTGAAAGCAGTCGCCGCGGAAGCTGGGACGCTGCACGGCACATCGGCAAGTCTTTGTGTGTACGATGAACTTCACGTTGCAAAGAATCGTGATCTTTGGGATGTCATGGCGACGTCACAAGGTGCAAGGCGTGAACCATTAATGATTGCGATCACAACGGCCGGTTTGTTTGATCCGACTTCCGTTTGTTACGAGTTATACTCCTATGGGAAAAAGGTTGAAACGGGTGTTGTTGAAGATAAAACGTTTTTGCCTTGTATATATGAAGCGAATCCCGGTGAAGACATTCACGATGTTGAGGTTTGGAAAAAGGCAAATCCAAATTACGGCGTTTCTATAAAGCCCGAATATTTCGAAAAGATGTCACGCGAAGCGAAGTCATTGCCATCCGCGGAAATTGCATTCCGTCAACTGCATTTAAATCAATGGGTCAACTCTTTGGCGTCTTGGATAGCCGATGCGCAATGGATGGAATCGTCCGGAGTAGTAGACATTGAAATTTTAAAGGGCCGCAAGTGCTACGCCGGATTGGATTTGGCCGCGGTTGAGGATGTTTGTGCGTTTGTTATGGTGTTCCCAATGGACGATGGGTCAATTAAGGTGGTTGCAAAAATGTTTGTTTCACAAGCCGCCGTTGAAAGGCGTAGAAACCAGCCCGGCGGATCGTACGACACCTTTATAAAAGATAAGGAATTGATTGTCACGGAAGGCAATTCAACCGACTACGCGGTGATTGAGCGGGTGATCAAAGAATCAGCGGAACTTTATGACCTTCAATCGATAGCGTTTGACCGCTGGAACTCGAATTCATTGGTCGCTAACCTAACGGATGCCGGTATTGAAATGGATCCGTTTGGTCAAGGCTTTATTTCTATGACGGCACCAATAAAAAATGCCGAGGTATTAATCAAAAAGGGGCTGTTGCACCACGGCGGAAATGGAATGTTGAGATGGATGGCAGCGAACGTTGTCACTAAAAAAGACGATGCGGAAAATATAAAGTTCTCTAAATCAAAGGCGGGTGATAAGATTGACGGCATCATTGCAATGATTATGGCGCTGGGTGAGATGATTACGATGGAGGGGAAAGACGTTTCCGGTACATCAACATATGAATCACAAGAAATTAGAATGTTATGATGAAGATAAACGACGCAAGACAATTGGGATTAAGGCTGTTTGAATGCGGGTTCACGCCGTGGATAGCGCAAACGGGTGATGGATATATCATTCGCATTATCTTAGAGGGCGAAATGGTTGATGTTTTTCGCACGGATGTGCAAGCGAATCAAACAAATTGAGTATATTCACGATATGAATCCAGTTGACGACATAAAAAAAGGCGACATCATAGAGATGACGCGAACGGGAAAAGAGTTCTTTGTTGAATCAATCACGCCGTTGGGTATTGTGTTAAAGGAATGCACGCGCTACGTTTCATTTTCTAAAGCGGCATTAGACGAAAGATTGAAAAGAAAAACGGCGGTACACAAAAGTATTTAGGGAACCATGGATCGATCTGATCCATTTGGTGTTTGGTTGAAGGGGCGTTGTGGTGACGTCCCTTTTTTTATTTTTGCACGTTGCAAATGATAACGTATATTGACCACGAATTGTACAATCATTTTCAAACGGATGGCCGAAAATCAGAATTTATTTGGGCGAATAATCGGAGCATTTAGAAACAATCCGAACCGCCCATCAACATCTTTGTCGAATCCAGCCGAATGGCTCTTTGGCGACAATGGTTCAGCGACGGGGATCGCAATCACAGAAAATTCAGCAATGCAATTGTCGGCCGTATTTGGTGCCGTTCGTGTTATATCGGAAACGATGGCCGCATTGCCGTGGGACGTTAAGCAAACGAGCAACGGCGTTGTGTCAACTGCTGAATCCCACCCAATCAATAAACTTATACATCACCCGAATTCAATGATGACGGACTTCACCTTTCGTGAAATGTGTCAAGCGAATTTGTGTCTACATGGGAACGCGTTTATCATTATACAACGCGATCAAGCGGGCACACCAAAACGATTGATCCCGGTTCACGCGAATCACGTTGAAGTCAAGGTGTATAAAGATGAAAAGTTCTACACGGTAAACGGAAAAGAAACGTTTGACGATTCCGAGATGATCCATTTGGTTGGATTAAGTTTCGACGGCATCGTTGGAAAATCAGTTCTTGAGGCCGCACGTGAATCCATAGGTTTAGGATTGGCAGCCGATAG